CTCTGTACTTAACTAGGAGGAAATATGTACACTTATCATAAATTATACAATGATAAAATAACAATTAAGTTTGATGAAGAAGCTCATAAATATTATGTTAATGGTAATGAGTATTTTTCGGCTACAACTTTAATTGGTCAAGGTTGCGTAAAACCTGGTCTTGAAAGGTGGAAAAGAATAACACCAATGATAGAATATAAAAAAAAACTTAATAAAGTTTTAGATGATAATGAACAACTTGATAGAGTCAAATTAGAAAGACTTTATAAAGAATCTATGGAACATACAGATAATGTTTCAGATGATGCATCTTTAGTAGGATCAGTAGTTCATGGACTCGTTGAAGATTTTATTAAAGGTAAAGAAATTCCTAATCAATCTGATCCAGCAGTTGTTAATTGTTGGAATTTATTTTTGGGTTGGTGGAATCAACAAAACTATAAAGTTGTTGATATAGAAAAAAAACTATTTAGCAAAAAATATGGTTATGTTGGAACTCTTGATCTCGTTGTAAAAAACGATAAGGGAGAGTTTGTACTAATAGATTTGAAAACATCTAATCAAATTGTTTTCGGATATGTTTTACAAGCAAATGCTTATAAACAAGCATATGAAGAGGAAACAGGAAAAAAAATTTCATCTTGTTTTTGCTTAAGAGTAGGCAAAAAAGATACAAAAGTTGAGATTGCTCCTATTCCTTTAAATAAAAAACTATTTAATACTTTTCTTGGAGTAAAAATGATTGTCGAGCAAAGAGAAAGTAGTAAATATAAATAAACAACAAAAAGGAGAATCTGATGCAATATAATAAAGCACAGTACAATAACAACTATCAAAAAAAATCAAATGATAGTAATGGAGGATCTGCTAAATTAACAGCCACTAAAAAAGATGGTTGTATTTTAGTAGTGACCTTGAATAATCAAAACCTTGTCTTAAAAGGTTATTATCAAGGTAAAACTAATGAATGGAAATTATTTCCTTATTACGATAAGCGAAAACAAAATCCATCATTCAATCAACCTAAACAATCGTATCAACAAAATAATGATATGGACGATCAGTTGCCACAATCCGAACAAGAATGGAGTCAAGGATCAGCTACTGAATTTAATCCAGAAGAATACGAACATCAATTAGGCGATTAATGAGTGATAAAGATTCATTAGATAAATACATTGAACATAGACCTAAAGTATTTAATTCTGAAATAATTCTAGTCTATCTTAACGCTTTAGATAAAAATAAACTAAAGGCAGAAGAAGAGTACGAAGAATGTAAGGATCAAGTACAAGAACAATTAGATTTTATAATTAGTGAAAAGGTTGAAAATACTAAATGTTCAATGGCTCAAGCAAAAGTGTTAGCTACAAATGATGAAAGATATAAAAACATCAAAGCTGAATACAGAAAAAGAAAAGCTTATTATCTTCTCAAAAAAGTTGAAGCTAATAATGGTCATTCTTATTGTGAGAATCTAAAGCAAGAATCTATCAATCAATTAGCAGTAGATAAATTGACTAGAAATTAATCATATTGAGGGCGAGAAATCGCCCTTAATGTCTTGTCACTTCGTAATATGATATGTCAGTATTTTCATCAATAATTTTAGTACTATAATTATAATCTATAAGACTCACATCTGCTCTTTTTTGAACTTGTTCTAACATATCTTTTACTCTCGGAAAAGTTGGCGATATATCAATAAATGTAAAAGCAACAAAGTGTCCATAACTAGAATGTGGAGTTTCTAGTTGCATTTCTAAATCTGTAATTACTGCATCAACCATGATGCAATATAACTTATTTAGAATCTATTTAGTATTATTTTTTTTTGATTATATCAGCACCTTTTAATCCGTAGATTGCTGAAACTACTCCGATAAACAAAGCTTGATACCAAAAAGGCATATTATTAAATTGATTAAAAAACTTATCAACCTTTTCCATAATTTCTGGATCATCACTAAAGATACTCCAAATCAATAACATCACAGGCGCCGAAACTAAAATCAAAACGAACTCGTCTTTCCACCCCTGTTGATTATTTTGTATGACTGCTTTTTTATATTCTAATTCTCCTGATGCCATTCGTTCTGCATGTTTCATTTCTGCAACAGATTCTAGCTCTCTAGTTCGTCTTCTATTTGATGCAATAGACATTCCTGTTTTTATAATGCCTGGTACTAATTTAGATGCAATATTTAACCACATTTTATTTTTCCTTAATCATTTCAATAAGCATATCTATAACATGCTTTGCTTTTTCTAAATCTTTTATCTGATCTTTTTTATCTTTCCATTTTAAGTTGTATCTAGTGATATATTTTATTGCATGTGTTTGACAGGCATTAAATTCATTTGCCATAGAAAAGTCTAAAGGTTGAATTTTAAGCCTTTTATAGTGATCGCCAGCAACTTGTTCAGAAAATGCAGAATCGCTGTTTAAAGGGGCTCTATGGCTCTTTAAAAGGGTGTTTTTAAGCTTATTAGACTTACTCATACAATCTTTTTTATCCAATCCCCTTTATTGTTCAATACCATAGGCAGTAGTCTTGGTATACCATCTAAAATAATAGCACAACCTAAAATAAAGCGAGTTTTAAAATTCTTGGCATAGTTGAACGCCATGGACTTCTGATTTATTAAACACCCTACATTCATTGCAAAAAAAAGATTATCTGGATTAGCCCACCAGCTAACTAAAAATTTTGTGTGATAATGACCCTGCACCGCCGAAAGTCCCATAGTTTGAGATACTTTTAAAACATCTGCAGATCTTCCATGAGTAAAAAAACATCTTTGTCCATTAGACATTGTAAGAGTTAAATCATCAACCCACTTCCATTTTTTAGTTCCTAAAAAATCTCCATAGTCTTTTAAAAATTCTTTACTCATTCCAAACTTTAATGCTCTTCTATAAACTAAACTAGAATGATTCGATTCAACTTCTGTAACTTTTGGAAATATTGATTCCAATTCTTTGACGTATTTTTTGCTTTGTCTTAGTTCGTGTCCTGCGCTAAATAAATCTGGATCGTGGGTGTGCATGCTGATTGCATGGAAGTCGAGCAAGTCCCCTATATTGCAAACAAAGTCGGGTTTATATTCTTTTTTTATTTCTTGCAAAAATGCAAAGCTATCCTTGTGATGATAAGGAATATGCATATCCGATATTACAAGTATTCGTTTGAAACCCATAATTGAATTAATACAACTATTTAGTGATAATGTAAAGAAGCTGACCTATTACTAATAATCCGATTGCACCTAAACTATATAAGATACGATCTATATCTTTTTTCATATGGTGAAGATGGTTTTTAATTATTAAATCTATTTTTTGATTTACTAATTTTATTCTGCCATCTAATTCTACAAATTTTTCTTTGTTAGTTTTCATCTTCGTTTTCTCTTTCTACGAAGATCAGTATCATGCTTTCTACTTCCTCGCAAGAAACTGTTTACTCTTGCCATTGACCAAGCAGCCATAGGAATACGAGGACGAGATCCTCCAGATAACCATGCACCTTGTCCACGTCTATAAACTTTTACTAATTGTCCATATGTAATATTTTTCCTATTCTTTGCTTTAGCTCTTAATGTAGCTTGTGTTCTTGCAGATAGTGGTCTTCTAAATCTTGATGCCATTATATTTTTACTCTCATTCTAAATGCAGATGGAGATATATATCCTCCAGATCTATAAGCTGAACTCATAGATTTAATTAATTTAGCTCTTCTTGATCTCTTTGCACCTTTGAGCCCTGACAAGTATTTTTTAGGAATGCCTGTCTTCTTATCTTTTGGTACGAGTCTTCTTTTTCTTTTTCTTGCCACTTTTTCTCCTTTTCCGCATTGGAAACTTATTTAGCATTTCTTTTATAGAAATTGAAGTAGTAAATCCAGCCATTATGCTCTTCCTCCATATTTTTTAGATTTAACTTTTTTACCTTTAAACTTTCCAGATTTTCTAGGTAGTAATCCTCTAGCTATTGCTGATGCTCTTTCGGTAAATCCTAATTTTTTTTTCTTTTTAATTTTATCTTTTAATGTAGATAATTTTACCATTAATTACCTACTGAACGCATAGCAGATCTATGTGCCTGTGCAAATGTTCTGCCTTTTTTCATTGCTCTAGCCATAGATCGCATATGCTTTAAACTATGATGTCTTGCGTGACGATTCATTGTTTTTTTTTGTCTTGGATTCAAGTCTTTTATTATACCTTTAATAGAAGCAATCTTGACCATTACTTTCTTTTTCGTTTGCCCATTTTGTTTTTCTTTTTCTTACTCTTTTTCATTCCTTTTGAATGAGCACCTTTACCTGTATGATATGGCATTATTTCCTCGCTTTCTTTTTTTTCTTTTTTTTACTCTTCATAATAGCTTTCTGTAAAGCTAATGGAAGTTTCTTTTGTTTTTTAGTTAACATATTATCTCCTAGTTTGTAAGTTTACCATCAACCCATTTAGCATCTGGTAATCCATTACTACT